CCTTTTGACCTTTGGGGTGGAGCAAACTTCAAGCTCAAGGTTCGTAAGATCTCTGGCTTCATCAACTACGACAAGTCTGAGTTTGACTCACCTAGCGAGCTTTTCGATGGTGATGATGTCCAGCTTGAAGAGCTTTGGAAGAAGCAGTACTCGCTCACAGCGTTCACTGATCCTTCTAACTTCAAGTCGTATGACGAGCTTAAGCAGCGTCTTATGGAGGTTGTTGGTGATGATATCCGTTCTAACGATGGAACGAGCGCACCGACCATTCAGGAGACCTCAGAGACGCTTGAGAGCAAGTCTGAGAGCGTTGCAGAAGAGACTGATGCTCTTGATTACTTCGAGAGACTCGCTAAGGATTAAGCGTATCCGTAAGGGTTGCCTGTTGTTCTAAGGTCAACCCCGCCGCGAGATTTAGAGACCCCTATAGATGCACGAGGAGTTGCCCCACCAATATCGGAGGGCAGCTCCTCTGTGTCTACTTCAGTAGGAAATCCTGTTGAGGTTGTATCAAAAAGTTCTTGATCTCTAAAGGTAACCTCATTACCTAGCTCAGATGGCTTCTGTCCAGAGGCAGCTATCTGATCTATTTTTATTTTCTGTGCAGTTTGATTTGTGTCTATCACTGCTTTATCAACTGCCGCAGAAGGTTGGAAGTTGTTGAACTCTTCCATATCTTCTATTCCTTCTCTACTTAAAGAAGAGAAATCTGGTATGATATTCTCTCTATCAGACACCACTTCCGAAAACGAAACTACATCATCCATCTGTAGCATCCTTGCAGCATCCCCTATGTTGATATTTTCTTCCATTACACTATTCCTTTGTTAGCCATTGCCTGTTGTGTCTTCATATTTTGATCTTTGATAAAATCATTAAGCATACTGGTGTATATCTTTCTTTCCCATGGAATCATCGCCTCTAATTCAGCTAAACTATACCCATACATCTGCATGAGTTGAAAATTCAGATAATAAAAACTCGGTAGATTTACATGGCAAAAAGTAAGGTAAAAAAATCCTCTGCGCTACTTAGCTTTATCTTTCGTTTTGTTCCAAGACTCTCGTACACAAGAACATGCTCATAATGAAAAAGAGAACGCATTGCATCTTTGATAGCATCTCTAGTTTTAATTGGTAATGAGTCTACTATTTCTGCCTTTTGTTCGTTTGTTAAATTTTTAAATTCTATTTTTTCGTTTATATTCTCTATAGATTTTATGGTTGATGCAACGTCAGAAAAACTGGATGGTATCTCTATGTGAATAATGTAATCATCTACCTCTATCTTTTCGCTATTTGTATTTCCACTTAAGGCTATTTGTGAACAGTCTACGTCTAGACTTACTGGTTGTCCTGTCTGGGGACAACTGAAACCTGTTTTGAATTTTTCACCAATAGATTTTTTTCTTAGTTCTAGCATCAAGTGAATCAGATCAGTTTCTGAAAGATTTTTGATATCAATATTTGTGTTAGATTCTAGAATTTTAAGAAGCGTGTTATAGCCATCAGACGGTTGTCCGGTCTCTTTTGCGGCAGCTATGATTTTTTCTTGTTTGACTACAAGAGGGGTAAACTCGACTACAACATTTTTCACTGGGAGGGTCGTTTTATATACAGGTAACTCTATTTTCATAATTAACTTCCTATTCCGGGGCCTTGATTCTGTGTTCCTATTAGTTGATTATTTGAATCGAATAAATCAAATGCTCGGTAAACGAACTGTACACTGAAAACCATGGGAGAAAAGTCTTCAACAGGCTTCAGTTCAATCGGATACAGAACTCTGGGATATACTTCGTAAAATTTCCATTTAATATTATTTTTATCGCCGTTTACAATTTCCATTACATTTCCAGTAACGTTTTCATTGTAATATGGTCTAATTCCTTGTGGTTGAGCAACCGCATTACACCATCTATTCACAATATCAAACATTGATCCTTCTACTTCATTTTCCATATAGAAAGTCAAGAATAACTGCTGGTTCCAGTTTTTTCTGTAAGGGAACATCTTGATGTTTCCACCCACACCAGTTTCTGCAACAGTACCAACATCCCAACCGGGAACTCTGGCAGCAAACACAGGAATGTTACTAAGTGATTTACTATATTGATCGGTATTGATGAACATGTTTACATGGAACCTATTGTGTTTCATAAGTCCTTTACTGTAAATTCCACCAGCTTCAACTAAATCATTTACATTTGTTCCTTCTAAACTCATTTTATTTGCTTCCCTTTAAATAGTTCGTTTTCGGTTAGAATAGTGAATTCCCACTGATTGTCATTACAAACTTTTTTGGCAGCTTCCCATTTTGCTTCATTTATGGCATATGTCTTCATATTTAAGTCATATGATTTTGTTTTTCTCTTTTTGATCACCGGGGGCTTAGTCTGCTTATATGGCTTAACCTCAATTAAGAATGTCTTTATACCACCATCTTTTGTTTTTACTTCCGCGAGAAAATCAGGGTAGTATTTGTGCATTTTGTTATCAACCGGGGACAGATATGGTATCACCACCTCTTCACTCGCCCAACGAATTACATTGGTGTTATTATCGAGATATTTACACATCTTTCTTTCCCACATTGACCGACAGACGATCTTGGTAGGATTTCCGACATATTTGGTTGGATTTTCGGGGATGTACTTCGTTTTATATGCCATAGCATACATATATATGAATGAAACTAGGAGGAAACCATGGCTACCGAATTTTCTTGGGGATATAATAACGGGACATCAGAAGCACCATACTATCTGGTATTTAGTTGTTATTCATACCCCAGAACGTCCAAAGAACGAGCAAATCTATCAAATCCAGTGGCCCGAATAATTCTTCCGGGAGTTAAAGTAAACAGAGGTACTGCACACAGATATTCAGAAGATGCTCCAATGATGGAGAACCTATCACAGGCTTTAGGAACAATAGACAGTAAGCTAGATCCAGCAAATCTTGCCAATATGGATTTCGGTGAATTATTGGGAGCAGTCTCTGAAACACTAAGTGGTGTTTCTGAAAGATATCAGGGGGATGCATTTGGACAAATTAGTTCTAACTTGGGTAGATTGGAACTCTTGACAACAGAAGCAGGATACCTCGGATCGTCAAAAAGAAAGTATAGCTTCAACTGGAATCTCAAATCAACATCCAGAGAAGCAAATACGTTCATCGCAAAAGACATCGGAGAAGCATTCGAAACACTATCGATGCCTGTTGTCGGTGGATTTGCGGGTGAGGGTAACATTGCACAAGCTAGTAGAATGAGACCCCCAAATGTATGGACAATAACTGCTGTAAATGAATTTGGTGGCAATGAAGCACAGACTACCAACTTGTGGTTAGGTACACCAAAAATATGTGTTCTTATGTCGGTCCTCCATGGATTAGATAATCAGTCCTTTGTTGATGATGTGGGTGGTCCCTTTTCATACTTCCTATCATGTAACTTTGTAGAACTGGAAAATGTATTCAACTACAATGGGTCTATAACAAGTAGATCTGAATTCTTCAATCAATTAGGTGGTGGATAATGGCATATTTCGATTTTTTAAGCACTACTGAATATAAGTTTACTGATGGTCTTACTAAAAATGTTAAGAATATGTTTAGACGCCCTATTCTTGATACAGCAGAAGTCAATAAAATTGAAATTTCAGAAAATCAAAGTCCGGATCAGTTATCAATATCTCTATATGATGATCCCTCATTATATTATATCAATCTACTAGAAAATAATGTAATATCAGATAGTTACTGGCCGATCTCCGGTGAAGAATTTACAGAAAAACTACAGTCTGATTATGCTGGGTATTCTTTTCATATCTTAGAGCAACCTGAGAGTCCCCCAACAACAGGGGATGTTATTGTATTGAAATACGACTTAAATGGTTTCACTCCAGACCAAAACGACTATACAGCACAAACAATCAGTTACGGCATTGTAGAGTCTTGGGATCCGCACATGAGAAAATTGTGGATAAAGAATTACAGTCTTGGCACAACAGGAGCACAAGTAGAGG